TGTGGACTCTGGATGATTATTTTGATATTTTAAAAGTTCTTCCAGATATGCTTGTAGATATCTCTTTCTTTGTACGTTCAATGAGGAATTTTCTAGTTCCTCATATATGTTGTTTATAAGTTCTTGTAGTTCCATTTCTCTTATTTATTTGGACTATAAAGACCGTAACTATCACGAATTAATCTCAAACTTGTAACCATTTGCCCACCCTCAAAATGATGTCTCAATTCTTTAATTAAATAATATCCACTCTGCTCTTCATCTGATGTCATATTTGTATTTCTATCTATTCGTAGAAACTCTGCGTGAATAATTCCACCTGCTTTCAAATTTACATTACAAGGAACAACCATATTTAGTGCTTGTGTAAACAATAAATTGTATCTAGAGTATGACATTGCCATATCAGCACCACTTCTTAACTTATCACTCACTGAACCATCTGGTTTTAATGCTCCCCTATCTGATGTTCTTACCATAATACGAGAAATGCTATCACCAAACTCATCAGATACAGCAATACTTTCAGCACCACCCAATTTATTCTTAACTTGGTCTTTTACTTTATAAGTATACAAATCCAAAGTATTGGAATACAAATCATAAAAATAAGTTTTATTTGCATACATACCAACTCGTAATGATTTCATTAAGTCGATATTCTTTTCATAGTTATAATTTAATATATTAAAATTGGTTTTTGCCTGATTTTCTTCAATTACTTGCGTGAAAAGATAGTATGGTATATTTTCTTTATCGGCACTATTGGTTTGTATCTTTGTGCTTGAAACTAAACTATCAATACTTCTAAAATTAAATCCATCTTTGTTTTCATAAAATAAGAATCCAGCAGTTCCTCTTGCTTCTTCTCCTGAAGTTCCTGAATTTTGTCCGTTTGCTGGAACTGCTTTTGGTCCCAACCAAGTTAAAACGTGAAATGGTTTGCGATTGTTTCCGATGAAAGAATAATCATTTGATGTTTGTTCTATGTTTTCAGTTTTATACTTTTTAGTTTTTAAATCATTTTTAAGAATTTTAGTAACAGTAGATTGCAAATTTCCTCTATAAATTGTCTGACATCTTGAAGTCTCATTTGTTAATCCTTCACGAGAAACAAGATGTAAAGTAAAGATTTCATTTGAGTGTTGTGCGTCAAGATTACTTACTTTATAAACATATAAGTCATCAAGCACAAACTCACCAAAAGCAGTATCAACACTAATTGTAACTTTCTCTCCACCACGAATTGGTAAAATATTAAACAAGGACGAACTGTTCATTAGTTGTGCTATAGCAGTCACACAAGGAGACAAAATATCCTCAAAATAATCAAAGAACAAACAAGAGTTTGTAACATCAACAGTTGTACTACCATCCAAAGTTTGAATGGTAAAATAATTGGGTTTAAATGAACCTACTGCTGCTGCCATTACGTTGCGGAAAGATTGGTGAGTAACATTGTTTTCATAAGACTATTTACCACTTGACCTTCTGTTGGTCCAGGCATAATCACAGTTCCACCACCTCCACCTCCTCCAACAGGAATGAAGACTGGTTTTTGTCCTCCACTACCTCCACCCATCATTATAGGCATAATCACAGAAGCACCACCTGGTTGATTATATGATGGATAACTACTCATTTGATTTATTAACCCTTTTTTATACATCTCAAGCATTTTGGGGTCTGCTTCTGGTCCACCAATTCCAGGTCTCTTTGAAGCATCCATTATTGCTTTAATTCTGGAAAGATTTGAATTTGGATCACTTGCTTCATTTGCAATAATAGATTTATGATACATTACATTTAATTTTTGTGCTTTTGCTAATTTTTCAACCAATTCAGCAGTTTTTAAATTATATTCCTTTTCTCCAGAAGCACCAGTTTCACCTTTTGTCACATCAGCATGTCCTGCAAAAATATGATATGCTCGTTTAGGGTCTTTCATCATTGCTTCAACTATTTTTTTTGCATTTGCTTCAGCACCTAATGCCATATCTGATTCTAAAATATTTCCACCTCGATTTGTAACACCCAATCCTCCTCTAAAATTTTTACCATAAGTCCCGAAACTAGAAACAAGTGCTTGAGAAACAGCAGTATCTGGACTAGTATTACTTGGAATTAATCCTGTTTTTTGTCCTTTTGCATTTGGGTCTGCGTGTAATTCTAAAACAAAAGGATTAGAACCTGCTCCCGAAACTCCTGCCTTTGGTTTGACTTTTATATTTCCACCAAATCTAAAATACTTATCTCCTTCATTATTTGGTATTGAAATTCCACCTCCTCCTCTTCTAACTTCAAAATGGACGTGAGGTCCCGTAGAATTTCCTGTGCTTCCTACATTTCCAATTACAGTTCCAGGTTCTATTTGTTGTCCTTCTTTGACTGATATTTTACTTAAGTGCCCATAAAGAGTTGTATTGCCACCAGGGTGGGAAATCATAACCATATATCCGTATCCACCATCATTCCATCCAGCAGAAGTAACGGTTCCTGGTTGAATTACACTTACTGGGGTTCCATCTGGTCTTGGGTAATCAACACCAGTGTGTGTTCTCCCCCATCTCCATCCATAAGGAGAAGATACAACCCTACTTGGAATATCTCCACCTTCTGCAGTCATCTCTGGAAGTTCTCCTGGAAGTTCAGGAGAATCGGGAATTGCATCTGGATCTAAACCATAATCTAACATCATTTCATCAGAACCAGCAGCAGATGCGGCAGCATTTACCATTGAAGCAAATGATTTATTAATAAATTCTTCAAATTTTCCAACCGACTGTTCGAATTTACTTATAGAATCAACAAAAGAACTAGACCCACCAGTAAGTGCTTTTTGTTTTTCTTCTTGTCCTTTTAATCGTTCGGCAAGTTTTTGTTTAAGAGCACTTCCACCTTCATATACCCTATCAGCAGTATATCCACCAAGAAAACTTCCAGCCATACTTCCAACAACAAAACCAAGTCCAGGAATAGGAATAAGTGCTTGACCGATTGCTCCCCCAAGAAGACTACCAGCAAGTGCTCCACCTGCTCCTGCTGCTGATTTTCCTACACTTTCACCTTCCGCAAGACCAGTCGCAAAATCAAGTCCAGCAAATAGTGCATTACCAACACCAACTGCTCTCATACCACCCAATTTCAATCGTGGTCCTCTAATTGTTGGTTTTGGTGGTCTTATGTTTGATGGTTTTTGTGGTTTTCCTAACTTTCCTCTACCTGGAAACATATTACCAACAAATCCAGCAAGGTCCAATGCTCCACTAAACAAAGAACCCAGTAGGTTTCCTGGTCTTCCAAAATTACTTGCGATATTTAAACTAGCAAGTGCTTTTATCTTTTTCTTGTCTGGTAGTTTTAATTTTTCTAATGACCTTTTTTCTACTTCTAAAAATTTACCAAAATTAATGTATTCACGTTGAAACTTTGGTAAAGAGCTTGACCTTGAACCAAGTGAAACAATATTATTTGCCGCAGCAACTAATGGAGAAGAGAGTGTTTTTTTCATTATCCGTCAACGATATTGTAAACCATTCTAGAATAAAGAACCAAGAAATTATCTGTATTTGCTGCTGGCAAAAATGGAACTGATGGTCCACTCCCTTGTGAAGGTGGAGGAGCACTTGCCCCACCACCACCTGTTTGTTGTTGTCCTCCACCACTCAAATTAATCGGCATCACAACAGGTTGTTGTTGCTGCTGTGATGGTGGTGGTTGAGAAACATTTGTTGCTAAGTTTTTATATTGTTCTCTTTTTTCTGGTGGAAGCATCCAATCTGGCAAACCTGGGCCACCTTGTCCAGGTGCCGGTTTTAGTGTTGATGATGGTAATACTGGTGCTGGTGGTGCTCCAAGAATTGCACCTGGTGTTCTTTTGGACTGTCTTTCTCTTATTTGTTGTAAAAATTTTCTATTTTTTTGTTCGTGTGGATTGTTGGGTGTGTAAGCAGATCCAACTATTGGTTTGCTGTAGGCAGCTCTTTCAAATTCATTATAAAAAAGACTTGCTGCATCTTCTGGTGTTTTGGATGCTTTCATTCTTTCCAAAGTTCCAAGTTGTTGTGCTTCTATGACACCATACTGCAATTGAGCTTGATTGCTCATTGGGTCAAGATTTTTTGATTTTGCCCATTCTCTAAATTTTGCCTCTCTGTTTTTATCTAACTGAAACATTCCAAAATAACCACCCTCTGGTGCATTAGTTCTATAACCACTTTCCCTCATCGCATTGGATAACATACCGTAAGCAACATTTTCTCCATAATTTTGTTTAAGATAATCAAACATTTGAGATTCAATTTGTTCTTGATTCCCACTAATTATTCCTGTATCTGGTGGATTTATACCAGGACCACCAGGACCACCAGGACTACCAGGACTACTCCCACCACCTCCTCCACCACTAGAAGAACCCTTTGATTTTTCGTTCTTCATATTAAATAATTTGCTGATTACATTTGCAAATCTATCAACAATTGAAGAAAACTTATCAACAACATCTCCAGGAATATCTGGCGATGTTTGTGCTGCTTGTGCTTGGTCTTGTGGACTATCAGAAAGTGCATTCACCGTACCAGCACCAAGAGCACCAAGTCCTAATGCACCAGCACCAAGAGCAAGCATTTTTCCTTTTCCACCCATCATTCTTCCTAGTCCTCTTGGAGCAGATTTCCTCAATCCACTACCAGGAATATCAACATCAAGATTCAATCCTCCACCACCAGAAGGTGAAGCAACAGGAAGATTGGATAATTGTTTTACAATTTTGATTATAACTTGACGAATTAATTTTGCAACCTCAAAACTTTCAGTAAATGATTTTTTAAGTGTTTCTAAATTATCTCTTACCTTATCAATATTTTTTTTATTGCCAAAGAAATTTATAAAACCTAATGCAGTCTTATAAACATTTAAAAACTTACCAAGAATTCCAATTGGTTTTGCATCATCTACTTGTTTCAATCTTCTTTGATAATCAGAAGAAAACCCTTGAAGTGTTTTATTAATTGTGCTCGTTACATTATTATTAATATTTGTAGATATTGTGCTTACAATACTGCCTGTCGCAGAAGGTGCTGGTTGAACTCCTGCTCTTTGAAATCCTACGATTTTATTTGCAGCACTATTCACAACAGAAGCACCAAGTATAGAACCACCCGAAATAAAGTTCTGTGCTGCTGCTTTATTTGTATTCTGTCTTCCTACTATTTTTTCTGGACTAAGAACAGAACTAACCATTTTGTTGTTGCTGCTGTTTTAATTTTTCTTCTTCGATGTGTTGCTGTAAAAGTGCTAAGTAAATATCCCTCTCCCAAGGAATCATTGCTTCTATCTCAGTTAATGAATATTTATGGAACTGCATCAAGGCAAAATTAATTCTAAAATATGACTCTAGTTCCATATGAGCCATACTTAACCGAAAAAAGATGTCAATCCCTCCAACGTAACTTCACTTTCTGCTTTAGTTTTTGGATTTGTAACTTTTACGGTATGAGAAAGTCTAGGCATCGTATCAAAGAACCTCTCAATTTCCTTAAACTGATTTGGTGTTAAAGTTTCAATCCAATCAGTCAATTCTTTTTTGGTAGAATCCGCAGCGGACCAACTTTCCTCTGCGTTAAAAATAACATCAATACAAGAAGCAATTATATCAAAAGACCTGTCAATACTTGATGAACTTTGATTTGAACTAAAATCAAAATTAGTTTTAATAAATTGGTCCAATGAAGGATACTTCATTCTCAAAACCAAATCAGTATCAAGTTGAATGTCTCTATTGTGTTCTGGATCTTCTTGAACTTGAATTTGGTCTATGAAAACAGTCACTGGAACTTGCGTTTCTCCATCATCACCACAAGTTATAATCAAGTCAAGACTTTCTCCAACTGACTTACCACGAACATTTAAGAAAATATATTCAATATCAAAAGTAGGTAATTCTTCTACTTTAATTCCTTTTGTTAAAATGCAATCTTTTAATACTTGCTTGATTGCATTTGTAATTTCTTTTGTGCTTTGACTTTCAAGAGCAAGAATTAATATCTTCTCTTCTTTGACTAAAAATGGTCTGTATTTAATTGTTTTTCCAGTTGATGGTAAAACCAATTCATATTGTGGAGTTGAAATCTTGGGTAATGGCATAATTTATACTATCATTAAAATTATTTATTCCTCTATTTCCCTTTGTTTCTCTCCATTGTGTATCTAGTATATTGGAAAGTCACCGTTGTTTTTGTAATTTGACTTCCCTCATAAGTCAAAGGCATTGCAGTTAAATTAGTTGGAAATGCATCAATCATTCTATAAGTCAAATGTGGGGAATATCCAATATTTTCTGGGTCATTACTATTAAAAAATCTTTCAAATTTTGTAATAGAAATAATTCTTTTATAGTCATCTGGATATCTGAATCGGAAAAAGTCTGGTCTTTCTTTTGCTCTACTATTACCTTGACCGACTTCACTTGCAGGAATCCTACCCAAGTCAGAATATAATGGATTAATATAATTCATCCATTCTTCAAAAAGTCTAATCAATTGATGCCTATTATCCACATAAAAAGTTACTGTAAATTCTGGAAAAATTCTTCTCGTTGGAAATCGTTCAATTGTTCCTTGACGACTTCCCATCTCTTCAGTGACATCAAATTGTGCTCCAGGAATTATTGCTTCCGCACAATAAAAGTCATATAAAAATGTTTTTCTGTCATTTCTAGTGATATCAGAATCACTCAACCACTTCATCAATCCAGTTCCACCAGCATCGGCATCTTGATTTGTTAAGTGTAAAGATAATTTAAATTGACTGGTAAGAGATAAATTTCCAAAAATATCTCTTGCTCCTGGAAGTCCGTTTTTTGGACTTCCATCAGTCATTTTAACATAGAATGGTCCTATGTCTGGTTTTCCTCTTCCTGGAGCTGGAGAAGCCATCTATAAATATCTTAAGTGTTTATAATATGTATGCCTCGTAACGAAGATAGTAAATATAGACAGGGAAAATATAGACCCCATAATCCACAAAAATATGGTGGAGACCCATCAAATATTGTTTATAGATCTTCTTATGAATTGAAGTTTATGCAATATTGTGATTTGACTGAAAGTGTAAACTCCTGGAAAAGTGAAGAATTTTGCATCCCCTACCGTTCACCAATTGATAATAAAGTTCACCGATACTTTCCTGATTTTTTTGTGAAGTATAGAGATAAAGAAGGCAACAATCGAACTCTTGTTGTTGAAATCAAACCACAAAAAGACTTAAAAATGCCTGAAACAAATCCAAAAAGAAGAACAAAGTCTTGGGCGTATTCAGTTAAAATGTGGGCCATCAATCAAGCAAAATGGGAAGCAGCAAGAGATTGGTGTGCTGATAGAAAATATGAGTTCAAGATTTTTACAGAAAAAGAATTGGGGATTCCAGTCAAATGATCGCAGATGACATCAGAAAGCAAGCAGGCAACAAATATCGTAGCACTGATTGGTGGACAAATTCACTAATGAATGAGTTGAGAAATCAACAAAAAAGAGATATTAATGAAGCAGATACTGGATTTATAAAACCAGGTGATTTGGTTTTCTTTTTATATTCCGCAAAGTATCCACAAAAATATGAATACTGGGATAAACACCCTTTGTCTTATGTTTTAGACATTAGTTTTAATGAAGGTTGGTTTCTTGGAGCAAATCTCCATTACCTCAATCCACAATACCGTGGAGGTGTCGCACAATCCTTTCTAAATAAAGAAGGAATTGTAAACGCACCCAAGAAAACTTTACACAAATACCTCTTCTCTGGGGTAATGACCGAATTCTTTAAAGTGCCTGAAAAAGAATGGAGAGAGGTATCATTACTTCCAACAGAGAAGTTTGTTGATAAAAGAGGTCAACCAGTATTTAAAACCAAAGTTTGGGACGCACCATAGATGGCTCAAAATCCTAATATAAATTTTACAACCGCAAATAGTATAATTAATGTTAATGGAACTATTGTGAAAGCCATTAATGTTAATGACCCTTCAAAATATTCTGCTGGACAACCAGTAGACCCAAACAGCAATGATCCTCTCATAAAAGGATTAAATTATACAATTGATGGTGGCCCAAATGGAACTGGAAAAGTAAGTTATTCTAAAAATGGTGTAAACTATGATAGTTTGAATAGTTATGCACAAAGTCCTGCAGCAAGATTTGGTGGTGGATATACAGCAAATACCACAAAGAATATTCAAACTGCAATGCAAAAAAATCTTGCAACTGCAATATCAACATCATTACCAACACAACCATCTGCACAAAACCCAAATCCAGGTGGCAATATAGGAATAACAGCAGCAATACCAGGATTAGGTGGAATACAAGGGTTAATTGATGCATTAACAACACCTGGATTGCCAGGTATACAAAACTTAAATTTTTCAAGCAAAAATGAAAAAGACTTATTTAAAAATGGAGGACTTTTAAAATATCCTAGTGATATTTTAGAAAATCAACAAGATACATTACAAATTACAATGTATAACTATCAAGCACCTCTTGGAGATGCGTTTCTCAAAAGTAATTCATCAGATATTTTTGCAAAAGGATTACAAAGAAATAGCGCTCTAAAAGAACGTATAGGAACTGTAATTTTGCCAATTCCCTCTGGAATTCAAGACAATAATGCGATAAGTTGGGGTGATGATAGTATGAATAATTACTCTGCAGGAGTTGCAAATTATATGATTGGTAAAACACAAGAAGCAATACTGGGTCAAGCAGGTGCAGCAGCAGGTGCAGCAGCATTAGGAATATCACCACAAATGTTTATAACACTTTCGACACTTGCTCGTGCTGGGGTGTCCCCAGATAACCCTTTAATAAAACCTAGTATTATTTCTCAACTTTTGAAAAATGCTGGAGTTGAACTTCCAGCAGAAACTATTTTAGCAAGAGGTGCTGGTATTGTACCAAATTCAAATCTTGAATTATTATTTCAAGGTCCAACACTTCGTTCATTTGGTTTCACTTGGCGTATGAGTCCAAGAAGTGAACCAGAAGCAAGAAATGTAAAAAGAATTATTCGTATGTTTAAACAGGGTAGTGCTCCAAGAAAATTAAACTCACAATCTGGTGCTGGTGCTAATTCTCTTTTTCTTGGAACTCCAAATGTTTTTAAACTTTCATATAAAACAGCAGGAAATAAAGAAATATCTGGATTAAATAAATTTAAGATATGTGCTCTTGTCAATATGAGTGTAGTTTATGCTCCTGATGGTCAATGGGCTGCATATGATGAAGGACAACCAGTATCTTTAACAATGAATTTAAACTTCCAAGAAATTGAACCTGTATATGAAAGTGATTATCAAACAAATCTTTCAGATGAGTTTAAAGGTAATCTTAGATTAGATAATTATAGCCCAGTAAAACCAGATGATGTAGGATACTAAAATGTCATATTTCAGAGAACTTCCAAATTTCGAATATATTGCGAATTTTCCTAATCAGTCATTTAATGACGATTATGTCGTAGCAAAAAATATATTCAAAAGAGCAAAATTACGTAGTGATATTGCAAATGCCGTAACTGCTTTTAACTATTATCAAATTATTGATAACGAAAGACCAGACCAAGTTGCTGCAAAAGTTTATGATAACGCAGAACTCGATTGGGTGATTTTAACCACCAACAATATCACAAATATCAATCAAGATTGGCCGTTAGATAATAATAGTTTTTATAAGTATCTTATTGATAAGTATGGAAGTGATGAAGAACTTGGAAAAACACATCACTGGGAAACTGTTGAGTTTAAAGATGAATATGGACGTGTTGTAGTTCCTGGTGGTTATCAAGTTGACCCAGCAAAAGCACTATCAGTCACCACTTCTGAAGGTCAAAACGATTATATTTTAAGTGAGTTTCCAAATGAAAATACAAATTATAGTATTACAATCAACTTAAATCAATATCTTCCTGTTTATAATGGTGAAACAGAAACCGCACAAGCAATCATAAAAGATATTGATCTTAACTCGTCTACATTAAAAGTTGCTGGAAGACAAAATAAAATTGATATTAGTGTCACAAATATTTTAGATAATTGGCCTACTAGTTGGGGAGGAAATACTACAATCAAGGGAAGATCTCAAAATACTAAAATTCAAGTTCTTGATATTGCATTTGAGAATGATATAATCCTTAATCCATTATTATATGAAATTGTAGGAGAAGAAGTAAATGGTGAAATTGTCCCTGTGTTTAAATTTAGACAACAAATCTAAATAAAATAAAAACCATATGTCTACCCCAACTCCTATAAGTGGTGTAAAAATAAAAATATCAACCGACGTTCAAGCAACTTCTATCACTGACACAAATTCGTCCAAAGTATCAACTTCATCAATTAAAGAAGTAAGTAATTATGAATATGAAGTTTTGGAAAATGAAAAGAAAAGAAAAATATTAATCCTAAAACCAGAATACTTATCAGTCTTTGTAAGTGATATGAAAAATATTATGAAATATGCGGAATCTTCACAATACGTAGATCAAAATACTAAACGTGGTTATAATCCAAAAATAACTGGGGTGTGAACCCTACAGACAAAAAAATACCCCCGATTTTTTTCGGGGGTAAAATGGATTTAAAAGTCGATTTTGAAATCAGGACTCTGCCAACTTTTGGAAGTATGAAAGTGCATCATCCTCGTCTTCGTCATCATCACTAGAAGCAGAAGAACGAACTGAAACAGATTCCTTCACAGAACGTGAAACTTCAACTTCTTCCTCTTCATCAATCGTTTCAGGGTCTTGGAACTTGGGAGTTCCCTTGAGACCAAGTGTATAATCAAGACGTTTCTTCAAATCTTCATAAGACTTGAATTCACTTGGAGCAACAAAATCATTCAAGTTATTGAGTGATTTGTAGATTGCTTCCAGTTCATCATCGTCATCAAGAAGAGCAGAAGGTGATGCAAATTCAGATTTATCATAGTTCCAATAACCATCTTTCTTCACCAACTTCAGTTTGAAGTTAGCACCCTTCCAGAAATCAAAAGGATTGATTGGTTCTTCATCATCAAACTCTGGTTGCATAGAAGCCATAATCTTATCAAAGATTTTCTTACCAAACTTATAAAGGAACACTCGTCCTTCATTCGCAGGGTTCGCAGGATCTTTTACAACATAGATGTTTGCGAAATACGAAAGCTTACGCTTGCGATCACGAACAATATTTTGATTATCTTTACTACCAGTATTCCAAAGTTCTCTGTTTGCTTCACATACAGGACAGTTTTGTCCCAAAGTTGTGAGACAGTTATCAATCAACCAACCACCAGTTCCTTGAAATGCGTGAGACCAGACCTGAGCCCAAGGTAGATCACAACCTTCGGGAGCAGGAAGAAAACGGATTACAGCAGAACCAGTTCCACCTTTATCCATTACAGGTTTCCAAAAACGATCATCATCTTTGGAACCACCGTCGTTGAGTTTTTCAACTTGTTTGATGAGTTTCTCGGTCAAAGAACCCAGTTTTGATTGCTTCTTCAAATCAGCAAATGACATTTGTATTCTCCGTATTTTTTGTATTGAGAGTATTGGATGTATTATCCGTATTAATTATAGCAGATATAAGGTCAGTCGTCAAGGGTCTTTTCGAGGTTTTCAATCGACTCTTCCATCTTCGCAAAGAATGTATTGATATTGTCTCCTGGTTCTAATCCAAATAATAAAGCAGAATCAAGAATTCGATTCTTCATTTCTATTGCTTCTGGATCATTAGATAGGGATAATCTAAAAATAAAGACTTTTTGTTTTTCTAAAAAATTCTTCATTGTTTCTAGAAGGTCCTTTTTTTTATCCGAATCGGAAAAAGGAATTTCAAATAATTCACTAAAAAGTTTGTGTTGAAGTTCATCAAGTTCAAACAAAGATTCTCTGACCTGTTCTGAATCAAAAAATCCACTCATAAAACAATCTCCTTGACAATTTGTTTATACTTTGCTACATCAATATTTAGAAAAGGTTGATACTTGCGAATTCTCAGACTGACGGTTTCCCACACTGGGTCTGTTAGTTTCTTATCAAACTTTTTCACATAACCCAATATCATATCCAATATAACCATTGTCTCCAAACTGATTGCTTTTTGAAAATACTTTTTGAGAATTTCTGGATGTTGATTGTTTTTTATCTCAAATAATTCCACAAAACTATCTTTGTTTATAAAGATTTCTGCTTCTGTTTTGAATAAGTAAAAAAGACTTTGAGATTTTTTCAACCAATTTGTATAAACTTGTTCTCCATTCTCAATGATTTCACCAATCCATAAAGATTGAGTGTCATTACATTCTGCAAAGTTTGCTACAAAATATGCTTTGATTTCATCATCATTTTTCTGTCTAGAAGTTCGTTCAAAGAAATACCTATCCTTCCTCTTATGAAAAGAATCCAGAGATGCTCTGGACTTTCCACAATATTTAAAGTAATCGTAATTTTCTTTTGTAAAATGATTTTTGAATGCTAAGTAAGTTTTATATACATCAAAAGGAGTCACAATGGCAATTTAGCACGAGTAGTTTTTTTCAAAAAATTCAATTCCATAGCATCATTTTTAAGTTTCTCTTTCAATGGTTTAGAAACTAATTTAGATATAGTATCAATTTCAATGCTATTTTCTTCACAATATGTGACGATTGCATCAATATAATTGATTTTGGATTCTTTAACAATATTCTCTATATCCTGAGCGAACTTTTGAGGACATAGAAACTTGTTATTTAATTCTTCCTTGAGTTTATCATTCATACTGCTGAAGTTTATCTCTAACAAATTCTCTAATATATTCGGTGAGTAACTTAATGTACTTTCCTTTATCATACTCTTCATAAATTTCGCATTCTCCATTTTCACAAGCCATAATGATGACAAATTTCTTTACCATTATACCAGTCATTTCATATAACATGCAAGCATAAGCAGCACATTGAACGAAATAATGCTCAATCCAATCTCTTGGTTTTGGTTTCTTAGAAGTTTTAAAGTCAATGACTGCTAATTCACCATTGTATTCGGCAATACAATCAACAGTTCCCGCAATACCTAAAACTTTGCTATACAAAGAATTTTCAAGTGCGTGAATATTATTTATCTTATTCAAATAAGGTTTCGCAATTCCAAATAACATTTGCGAAATTGGAAGAACCTCAGAATTAAACTCTTCATTCTTCAAATACATTTCAGCAAGTGTATGCATATCAGTCCCACGACTGGTTGCTTGCTTTGTGATTTTATTTGCTTGTTCTTCTCCTACTTTTTTTCTCCAATCAGCAAAGAACTGACGGTTCTTATGACTGGTTACAGAAGTAATGGAGACCAATTTAATTAACTGGTCTTCATTTGGAACCTTATAATAACGAACTCCATCAATGGTCTCCCTCTCCAATTGAGGGAGATTCAAATTCACATAATTAAATCTTTCTATTTTCTTTTGCTTTGAACCATATAATTCATTATATTTTTCAATTAAAGGATTTGACATCACAACCCGAGTTCAAGTTTTGCAGTAATATATTCTTTCACAAGACCAGAACGAACAATGTCATCAACACCAAATTCGACCAGTTCGAATGAATCCATTTTTCTCAAAATATTCATAAAGTCAACAATGCCATTTCTCTCATTTGCTTTTACTAAATCAGATTGAGTTGCATCACCACAAAAACAAATTCTACTATTTTCACCAACACGAGTGATAATAGAATCCAATTCGTGAAAATTAAGATTCTGCATCTCATCAATAATGATAATTGAATTATCAAGTGTTGTACCACGAATAAAAGATGTACTCCAGAACTTTACAGTTTCCTGAGATTTGAGATTACCATAAAGCATCTCAAAATCAGCATCACTTGGCATCTGGAACATATACTTTACCATATTCTTATAAGGAATTTGATAAAGAGCAGACTTATCATCGTGGTCTCCTGGGAGAAAACCAATTTCACGAGTTGCTACAAGAGAACGAACCACATAGATTTGTTCGTATGGTGTTGTCTCATCAAATACATCTTTGAGTGCGTTGTACAGAGTGATAAATGTCTTGCCTGTACCAGCAGCACCATAAGCAACTAAATGCTTACCTTCCTCATATGCCTTAAAAAGTTTCCTTTGATTTTCTGTAAGAGGTTCAATATCAACCAAATAGTCAGCACTAATTGGTTTTCTTTTTTTCATTTGCCTAGTCGTCAAACCAACTCCAATTGGGTGGTTGTCATTGCTCCTTCTTTTTCTTGCCATAGTTAAATAGGTTTTACATTTGCACCTGGGACTTTTGAAACCTTGTGTAGGACATCATTCCATCCAGGGTTTCTTCTGATATGTTTACTTAATAAATCCCCAACCTCTCCTGGTGAGGCACAACCCTTAGACCAATCTCTATGCCATTCTGGATTGTCTTTATACCATTGAGTAATGTCATGAACACTCATTTCAATTACTTTTGTTTCACCAGTTTCTTTGTGAATAATTGGATATATTGCCAAAAGTTATACCTCCATTTTATATAAAATTATTTAGATCAGGGACTCAAACGTGCCTTATGAAGACGCTTCTCCTCATAATAACTAAAAATCTCAGGAACCCATTCTTTAATGATAGGGACCATTGCTTCACAAAGTGCCTGAATTTCTACTTGTGCATCCAACTTTGCACGAAGATCGAGAAAGTGTAGTGCAGCACGAAGAGAGAATGAGACTACAAAGTTCTGACGAATATTTTGAGGAAGATAATCGCGGAGATGTTCTTCTGCCATACCACGAGTATTGTAACCCTCTGCATACCTCTCAGATGCCGACAGACAAAACTTTAACTGCCTTTCGTAATCTTCCCTAGTCCATTCATACTTATGCCCTTTACGGTCAAGGTAGAGACCTTCTGGACGCACATAATAAACCTTTTCTGGTTTCAGTTCACCCTTGGCAACCTTAAGTACACGACGACCAGTATAACGTTGAGATTGAACATCAAAAGACACACCAACACGATGAGTTCGTGCCTGAACCATTACATTATGAACAAATCCAACGCAATCCAAAGTAATCGCAGGATGCTCCAATGGACCCCAGTGCCCACGTTCATTTGCAAGTAGTTGCTCAATAACCCATTTACCACATTCCTTTTCATTTGGTGGAAGTTTGGTATGAATGGGATCTTCGGAATAGTCATTCTTACCTCCTTGCCATACAAGAGTTTGTGGAAGTTGTGTTTGATTAAGCATCACAACTTTCATTTCTTTATCCAATTCAAGAAGATCTTTTGCTTTAATTGGTTTCATTTCTTTCCAAATCCTTTTGATGTAAGTTTTTCTAATTCAACAAGTTCATTTTCCACAACTCTCAATTGTGATCTCATTTCTTTTAGTTGTTTGTCTGAATACAAATGTTCTTGTTTGATTAATCTTTTAAGTAGTTTAACTAATTGCCTCGATCTACTAGTCATCATATTCCTCAAATATTTCATCGTAATCAATAATTTTTTGATTACTTTTTGCTTTATGTGCTTGAACGTCTGTGTAGATTTCTGCCTTCAAAGAATCCAAAAGCAGTTCCATATTCCTTATAATCAGTTTAACTTTTTCTCTATCCATATAATAAAGTTATCTTCAGTTATTCTACACAAAAAAAGGGGAGAAGTCAATTCTCCCCTTAATTATTTTCTTTTTTTTGTTTCTTTTGGGACATATCCATAAACTTTTGGACTTACTTTTCCATCAGTCCATTTAATTTCTTTAATTGTACCCTTTCCATATTCATCATAATAAGTATCAAACACTTCCACCTTGCTGCCTGCTTGCACTATATCATATTTTTCTTTATCTTTTAGAAGATACGTCACAAGATAAGAATTTATAGGAAGACTCTTATCTTGTGCTAATGTTCTATCACAATCTTTATGTATAATATTCAATATTTTTCTCCAGTTTTCAACCTCTATTTCCCCAAACAACATCAGGGTATGCTTCTGAAACAATTTCTTTATTGATTTTATATCTATTTTCAAGTTTCTTATCTTTACACAAACAAAGAATTTCTGCTTCTAATGGATGAAGACCTTCAAGAAGATTTACAAAAATATTTTCTCTACGAATTCCGTTCAACGTATCATTTCCACCTTTAATGAAATTATAAAACTTAGTATATTCTTTGCGGATTGTAGAATATCTTTGATCAATTGCTCCTATTGATGAACCGCTCATTTTTTTGACCGCATCTTCAATTCTTTCAGACATTGTTGATGACTTCATATCATTGTCACCAAAAAATGGAACATCACCAACAGGAAGTAATGAAATCACTGATTCATCAAAATTCCAAATAAAAATTGCTTTTAACGAATCATGTTCGTATGTTTTAAGAACTTCTACTTTCTTTGCCTTTGACCTTTGTTTTGAAGCAAGAGCAAGAATTTCAAATATAAATGGATTTGGAGGAAGAGTTTCGATCTCAGTCTCTGTCTTCTTCGTCGTCGTCGTCGTTGTCGTCGTCATAATTGTTTTCAAATCTAACTGCTAAAATTTCATCTGGTATAAGATTACCATTTTCATCAAACATTTCTGGATGGGTATAAATTTGTCTCATCTGATTTTCATACAAGTGAGACTTCGTTAGCCAACCTATTACTCCACCCACAAGTAAAAATAAAAAAGTTAATAAACAAAAAATGGTGAGTTCTGATGCTAACATTTTCCTTCTCCGAGAGACTACGTTTTTTTTTATCACTCTTAGTTCAATTTTAAAATGTATCTCTCGTTTAAAAAGAGAAAACATTTTTCCAAAACTGAACTGTCTAGAATCCAATTCTGGTTGATTTGTCCCTCCCTTTTTTCGAAGTA